TAATGATTTCTTTTAGCTTTGATTTAGTCAGTTTCATTTTATTTTATATCCCCGTTTTTTAAGGCCTGCATGAAGACCGACCATCCAGGTGTGAATTGCTGTTTCCATATCGGCTTTATGCGCGTATCTACCAGCTATAAGGTAAACCTTATCAGATAATTTATCTAACTCTTTATATACTTTTTTATCCGGAGCTTCCCAACCACCTGCTTCTCTTAATTCTTGTTTTATCATTTCTTTGAGTTTTGATTTAGTCAGTTTCATTATAATTCTCCTATAAATGCTCTAAAAGGAGCTTTCATGCGAGTTATCCTCGAATTGATTAATCTTTCATAAATGTCTTCGCTGAGATCTTCATTCCCCTTTGAAAATTTTTCAATTACACGAGCTTGTTCTTTATTAAACTTTTTTAAATTTTTATACAAGATACTAATGACTTTATCGACATCAACTTCTTCTTTCAGTATTTGTTTTTTTACAATTTCTGTTAGTTTCATGAAAGTACTCCATATTGTTTTAAACTCTTGTGTAAACCTTTCATCCACCGATCCATATGATACTTCATTTCTTCTGGATTGACTTTATGTCTGTTTTTATAAATAGCAACTGTCTTCTGTAAATCTTTTGCAGAAGTCGCTATGGCTGATCTAAAATCTTCACCTTCACGAGTCCGCTGAGAAATATCCCATCTTTTTTCGTTCAAATTTTCTGCAATTAGGTCTTTGAGTTTCACTTTCTCAATTCCTTCAGTTTATTCTTCTGAGTCTTGACTTTACCCCTAATGGTCTCGTCCATCTTGATCAGGGTCGAATCTGCTTTTTCAACTGCTATGTTCTTAGATACATTCACATCAATAATTCCAGTCACCTTTTGTTGTTGAGATGTTGTCTTCGATTCCGTCCCACTTGGTCCAGATTGTGTGTGTACGGTTCTCGTCTTCGGAAGTCTCTCGATCAGGTACTTCAAAAGTAAGAATAACATCAGTCCTGCCTGCCACAGAATCAAGCTGTATAGAATCAGGTGTTCCAAGTGATGTAGTAAGTGTGTTTTCATTCATATGTTGCCTCATATATTAAAATCTTAATCCGATTCCTTATCACCAGTCCAGTTTTTATCAACGTAATTGAAAAAATCCTTTTTCTTTTCACCGTCGAGCTGATCCGGTTCCGTTACGCCAAACTTATTTAATGCTGATTTAAAAAACTTTTTATATTCTTCACCGTCACCGGTTTCTTCATTTATTTCACTGATGTCATAATACCGATTCAGTATACCACCCATATCTTCATAAAGAGCTGTTAATCTTTGATTCAATGCATTGTATTCTGTTGCGGATTTCTTAAACTCTTTCACCATTCCGTTAAGAGATTTCATATTTCTACTCACCGATACTTTATCGAACCAATCATCTGTTTCCGATAGGACATGTCCCTGGGCATCTTCCGCTATCTTGACCAATCCCTTCGCCATTTCAGCAATATCATTCTTGTAAAGCTGTCGACCGAGTTGTCCATAGGCTGCAACTGATTCAATCACCTCGTGTTTATTTATCTCCGGAACATCGTTCTCGAATGCTATTTCTTCTAATAATTGTTTTAACTTAGCCATTTGTTATCTCCTGAGTTTTCCACCTGGAATGTATTTTCTAAATTTTTCTCTCATCTTGAGCCATAATTTGCTTATAAATTCTGCTTCATATCCATGTGTTGATGCTGGTCGGTATTGCTTTAACGCTACCTGGATATCCATAGCGTCATATCGACCGGCTTTCACACCGTCGAGCATACCTTTTATAACTTTTTGTGATGCCTTGCCCAACAGATCACCAAAAACTTTCATATCTTTCTGAATTCCCTTCTGGGCATCCGGACTGCTGTAAGCCATTTCGGTTAACTTCTGTCTCGGTGTCACGAGTCCTGAGAGTTTTATCATAAAGCGTGTTTCCAATTCTTAGCTTTTTGTGCAAATCCGTATTGTTTAAATTCTTCTTTCAGTTCAGGTATTATGGATTCTTCCCATTCATCTTCATCTTCTTCTGCAGTACTGTACCCGCGAATTAGTGCTTTTGCTTTATCAGAAATAGGTAAAATATATTCCGGAATATCATCGCCAGATCTAAAGCTAACTTTGAAATCTTCTCCATCTTTTAACCCAGCTTCTGTGAAGTCATCCATAATATATTTTGCATTATCCGTACCATATTCATTTTCAGGTTCTCCTGCCCAATTCTTATCATAATCACCTACATTATCATATGATAACTTATTTGGTGCTGTACCTTTTGGTTTATCTGTTGAAGTCTTTCCGATCATTTTATAGTTCTGTCCATCGTAGCTCCAGATAGTGCCCGCTTGATTAACTATATATTTTTTATTCGAATCTTTTGTTGATATAAATTCCGGTTGTTCATTATCATTATAGCCATCAAATTTCACATCATCGTTTGTGATTGACATTATGTTATCTGCCTGCTTGTCATGCTTTTCATCATCTTCTGGTTCATCCGTGCCCATAAACTTTCTCATGTAATCTTTTCCTGTTTCAGAATCTTTATCTCCAAATGGATCAGTATCAATCTTTGTCACCTTCGGTTCAGGTTTCTCTTTTTCTCCACCCGCATCACCTCCAACGGGTTCGAATTTTCCCGAATCGGTTTTTTGAAAGGTCTGGGCATCAGAATCCTTTTCTTTACCCTTTTCTTTATATTTACCGTATCCGATGTGAGTATATTTACCAGAGTCATCAGCTTCTCGGATAACTTGTCTGATGAGTTGCCGTAATGTTGACTCTGTTAACTTCATTACTATTCTCCTCGCAGGATATCGTTTATCACTGATTCGATTGCTGAATATTTCGTATTATGGACTGATGGATCAACACCTTCATTCATCGGTCGCATGAACGCACCATGAGTTGAAGGATTAGATACAAAATCAAACGCTATGAGCTCAAAATCCGGTTGGACTTCAACTGTATCTTCCCCTAATTGATCATCTTCACTGACTGATCCCAGCCCTCGAGAACTGATCCCGAGTTTAATCCCTGCTTTAAATAATTCTTTCAGAATATTACCCGCTGGAGTGCCGAGTACTTCTACCGTACCGGTCAGATCATCACCATTCCAGTTCATATCGAGAATATTATGCGAAACATTATTAAGATTAACAACTGAACTATCGGGATGATCGAGTTCTCCCAATGCTCTGCGTTCTTTTATCTGCGTGCTGGAATATTTTTTAGCTTCCCTCATCAATACTTCTCTCGGATATACTCGCCCGTTTTGATTTTTTGCATTCGCTCTCTGGAGTATTCCAGAAACGATCAACCTACCGTTATTTTTCGTTAATGATTCATTGATCTGCTGAGGTGAGACTTCAAACGGTATGTAATCTACTAATAGCTGCTTATTCATTATAATCCTCCTCGGTATACGAACGTTACTTCACCTGTTGCGTCTCCACCACCCTTCCACGCGACAGGCTGGATATCTAATTTAATCGGGGAGTTTGAAATCGCCTGGAGATCCAACCCCTGAGTCCATGCCGCGCCGTCTGCATCTATGCCTCCCATGGAAGCTGTAGTTTCATTAAGAAACTGATACGCAGTAGCACTCTGACCAGCTACTATGACATAACTCGGTCTTTCCTGTACAACCTTACTCGCTGGTGTGGTCGCTCTACCAAACGCACTTGCTGGTAACGGTTTGGGCGTCTGTTTCTGTTCTCTCGCCACAGCTGATGTGTTGTTAGAATCTGCTTGATACATTATATTCTCCTATTTCCAAGATGTACGTTTAATCCAGATATCTCGAATGATATCCGCGACAACGTCTCTGATTAATTTTTTTATCACTCCGACATCCTTCTGTTCCAGTGCTTCCTTCATTCGTTTCTGCTTCTTCTTCCTATACTGCTTTCCAGTATCGCGAAATGCAAATGGAGTACTGTATCCGTCGATATTTCCAGTAGTGGTGATTTCATCTAATTCTTTTTCATAAAGTTTTCGAATGAGCTCTTTAAGTCTGGTTCTGACATTCTCATCCATGTAATTTCAATTGTTTATCTAATTCATAATACCGCATCAACTGTACTACTGCGGAATCCTGTACTGTTTTCTTATTATCTGTATTGCAGAATTTATCTATAGAGTTGATCGCTTCATTTAACTTTATTTTCACTACTTTATCCTTCACTACAGTTCTTCGTTTATTCAATACTTTCTTTAATTTTTTAGTCTCACCTTCAATATACTCTTTTAACAAGTTAGTATTCGATATATTATTAATATAAGCTTTAAGCAGAGATTTCTGTTTATGATTTAAGTTTAAATATTTTTTATTAAACTTTTCTAATAAAATCTTATATGATAATATCCTTAAATCCTCATCGTTTGCATATTGTGAATTGACAGTATCCGTTAACTTCAATTTCTTATCAGTTGTGATATATTCAATTAAATTAAAGTGTGATTCGGTCTTATCATGAGCTGACATTCCAGTATCGTACTCAAAAAGTTTATAAATAGATGCATACGTTTTATACTTACCTACTGTCGATGACATGAAATTGTTTAAATTAAACTGTTCTTTCAGTTGCTTAATTAGATTATATTTTTCTCTTTTAAGCTGTGAATTATTTATCAATCTTCGCTGTTTCAATACCTCTTCAACTAAAAAATTAGCTTTTTTATCTGATTTAAATTTAGTATTTATAAGAGTATTGTATAGGGCAAGTTCTTTACCCAATTCAGTATTTTCATTAAATCGCTTTTTCAATATTGCGATAGTCTTACTATTATCTTTCTTATCCAGCACATCAGCAGTAACTTGTCTTAATAAAAATTCAAAAATCAAACCAGTATTTTTAATCTTGACATGCTTAATTTTATTTTTCACTCGCATGAATCATTCTCCCAGAATAAATTGAGTATACTTTTTCATATATAAATATAGATATAATTGAATAGACACAATTTGTTTTTTAATTATTTTCATTTATCTCTGTATTTTCGTTCAATATACTGAGTTTTGATATTGTTTCACCGAAATCTTTTTTTAATTGACTTAAAATACTTTCTTTTTTCATAATAGTCGCACCTTTACCTGGATGTAACGGGCTGCCATTTTTAAATTCTCTCTTACCATAACGTTCTCGTTTATATTTTGTCGCATCTTTAATATCTTCTGCATCGTACTCATTTCCATATTCTTTCTCTTCGGTGCCGCTCCGTCTATCACCACCCCACTGGGCAGCTTCTTCGACTCCGCCTTCTTCAGCTTTTTGGCCAGATTCAGCGGGATCATTACCTTCCATGGAAATCTGCTCCATTCTGAATGCCTGTTTCTGGTCATCGATGATACCTTGAAAGATTTTTTGTTTTTGATGTTGATCCAAATCATAAATATTATCATAAACCCACTCACGTGACATCAGTTTATTCTCCATAATGGAGTTCGCTATATCGGTTTGTTGAGTCAAGAGTTCGAGTTTCTCCTGTTCATGTATCATCGATGGATTAGTGAGTTCTAAATCAAATTCTAATAAAGAAGCATCATCAAAACCTTGCGTATAGAGATGAACAATTGCGACTTTAGATAATTCCGCCACCATGATTTTTTGAATCCGTTCAATCGAGCGAGCAAATCTTACATCTTCAGCTGCAAGTGTAGCCTTTGAACCTATCCCCTCTTCATATCCGAGAAAAGCTTTCGGTACTTTTAAAGCAGCCATTAATTTATTCTGTAGATATTCAACATCAGCAATATTACCTTCATTCGATAATGCAGGTAAGGTATCGATTTCTGTTCCGCTATCACCGCCACGAACTGGTAAGAAATAATCTTCAGTTACCGATTCGACATTATATCTAAGATTATATTCACCAGTCTTCTGATCAATAACTGGAATTTTTTTCATCTTATTCATAATCCGTTCCATGAATGTATCAACTTCATTCGGTGGTATATTACCGATATCGATTTTAAATACCCGTTTTTCAGGAGCTCGCATGATTCGATGAATCATCATAGCGTCTTCTAACAACGTGAGCTGTTTCCAGATCCGTCTCGCACCTTCAAGTTGTGATTTACCATACGGGAGATAGTTAGTATCTGATATAAAACGGAAATGACCTATTTCATAATTCTCATGTAATTTTTTATTAGCAGCTGATGAACGCACACCTGGCATATCTGACATGACTTCGAATTGAACCAGCTTAGGATTTGCTGGGTCGTGATCTTCCAATCTATTGATCTCGTACGGTGACAGTGGTTTGACATTTACAATTCCGTATTTATCTATAATTTCTAAGTGTAAGAAAAAATCACCATATTTTGTCATATTCCGTATCCATGACCATAAATTAAACTCTATATTCATGATATCATAAAATAAATTATGTAATATTTTATGTACCTGACCATTATCAGTTTTTATCTTCAATATTTCACCCTCAACATTATCCACTGTAGATTCATCTGAGTATATATCCAATACAGATGATATCACTGGATCTGCATCCATGAGTTCATAATCTCTAAATAGTTCTGTTCGGAGTGTCTCATATGCGTTACGCTGATTTTGCATCTGAGCGTAGCGTTGTTGTGAATAACCGGAAGACATTAATCTGTTATATCTATCGATAAAATTCGATAACAGTGCTGTTTGACTAAAATCAACATCCTTTACAACAAGTCTATCATCATCAGTTTTTCTAATGACGATATTGTTTCTAAATAGTTGTCCTAATCGTTGAAATACATTTTCATTTGCCATTTTTTGCCTCTTATTTTACTATAATAACCATTCTAAATTTTCTTTCTGACCGCCTATCTCGACTTCATATGGATTTGTTTTCGGTTGACCTGTAGTGCCGAAATAAATTGGCTTTTCTTCATACCCAGAATTACTTTTCAACATTGAATTCATGACGGCTCTCTGTAAATCATTACTTTCTGTTTTTAACCGTAGGGCTGTATCGCGAATCCATAGTGCGATCGAATATGCCATTACGAGATCATCATTATATCCCTTCATCGCTTCTGGTTTGTTATTGTTGTACACGAATACAAGCAATTCATCAATCAAGCGAATAGAATTAATCCGTACAAGTTTTTCTCTCGTATATTCTTCCATCTTTGCAATTATCAGTGGACGAGTTTTCATTGTTGTAGTGAAACCAGCAACCATACTTTTATCTTGACTGCGGTATCGATTACTTATCAGTTGATGTTCTACATCTATATATTTTAAATCCTTGGATTGGTAGAATAAATTTTTATATCCTCTATCGATGACTGTTTGAATTGTTGCCCATCCGACATTATTATTTTCTACAACTAACAGTGCATCGTTATATTTTGTTGCTAATTCAATTAAAAAATTACCATAATCAGTTGTACTGAGCTGACCTTTATATTCTGCAACTTGTTTTAAATCCTTTACATCAAATACATGAGCCGCAGAATAATCAGTACCATCACCTCTAGCGACATCAGCGACTACTATATAATCTTTATTAGCTAGAGGATACTCCCATAACCAGAGATTTCTGTCAATTCCAGTTTTTTCAACTGGTTCAGATACATGATTCTGTTTGTACCATTCTAAAATCAACGGATCGACTACACTACCACCTGAGGTGAGGAAATCAGTATCACACTCCTGTGCAGCTTGTTTCGGACCCAGTACTCTATCCTGTTCATCTCTCCATTCTTGATCTCTTTCAGGATGTGCTGACCAATGGAGCTTAGTAAAATTAAAATTATTTACACCGTTTATAGCGTCCATCCAGGTTTTATGAAACCAGTTACCGATTCCGTTCGGTGTTGATAATGCGAGACAATCACCGCCAGTAGCGAGTGTCTGCTGTGCGGCTGTCCAGATGGAATCAATGTTTTCGATAAATGCTGCTTCATCTATTATGAGCAGGGATAATGCTTCAGATCTACCGGCTTCAGATGTTGCTGCAACTGCTTTGATCTGTGACCCATTGTTAAATCGAAAAGATAGTTTGTTATCTTCATCAACACCTGTTTTCAACCATGATGGGAGATTGTGATACATCACACGGACCTTAGTAACGAGATTTTTCGCTGTATCTTTATCTTTTGCTATGACGAGGATGTTTTTATCTTGATGGAAAAGCATTATCCAGAGTGAATATCCAGCAGATAACGTCGATATTCCGAGTTGGCGAGATTTCAGTATGACGTTATATGAATGTGTTTGTAATTCACCAATGGTTTTTTCCTGAAAGTCATATAAATCGAATTTTATTTTTCCTCTCATTGGATGTTGAATTGTGCAGTACTTTCTCATGAAATGTGCGGGCACTTGAGCACATTTTAGATATTCTCTTTGGATAGTCTGTTTAATAGTACTAGACATAATGGTGTATAGATAAAATGATTATAACTGATGTCATATCAGTTATCAAATCTATCTTCGCTTACCTCTCCAGCCACTGCCGATCATATCAGTTCTATCAGGGGGTAGTTCTACAAGTGATCGATTATTCGTCATCAATGATTCATTTGCAAAAGAAGCCTTCTGCACTGATCCACCGTTTTTGAATATCTGAAATCCCCTTCCGCGCAGGCCAGCTTTTCCACCTGGTCTGGACATTCTGCTCACCATCCGTCCACCATTTTTTCGTGTTACCCTCCTGGTATTCATGCGTGGATTTATACCAGCTGATCCACCAGCAGCACGTGTTACCCTCCTGGTATTCATGCGTGGATTTATACCAGCTGATCCACCAGCAGCATACCGTGCTTTCCCGGCGACTCCTGCTTGTTTTCCAGCGACCCTTGTTCGTCCTCTACCGGGTCTAGCCATTCTCCTCAATCCTCTTGTTTGTGGCATTTTTTTTCTCCCATTGTTACTCGTTACTAAATTTCCGTTTTGATAACCCGTTCTCACTCTACCGCCGCGATTAAATCGAGCAGGTGATGCCAATTCATTTGGTTCAAATCCTCTACCCACGCCAGTGGCATTCAGTTTATTTAAATATTCTTCACCTACGAGATCGACAGTCTCTTTCCGTACGACGTATTCACCAGCAGTCAATAAAGCCGGAACGTCATCGCGTTTTCCACTGCCGAGTGACCGGTCGACCGAACCCGGACCGATGAACTCTCCATTCACCATCCTGCCTTTTTGAAATCGCTTTCTCCGCGGCATGCTAATTCATTTCCTTTGCTATGTCTTGGCGGTTTTTAGATTGTTCGTAATTTCCAATTGCATACGCGACTGTTGGGTCGAACTGTTTATCTGATTGTTCAGCCATCTCTTTCATGATTTCCGATACCTCTTTCTCGATAGCAGCCCAACGTTCTTTTTCCAATCCCATGACCCAATCATGCCATTTATTTTTTGCCTTGAGATCATTTTCAAAATCTATCTGACAGACATAACATCTCTGCATTCTATTGTATGTATCTTGATCACGTTGTTTTAAAATTAATTTTTTACAGTCATTACATGTATTGGCGAATCCCTTTCCGGGCATCTTCGTTATCTGAACTCTCTTGCCATCTTTCTTCGTCCACTCAGCCCCTTTCGGATTAGCTAAAGAAGCTTCAGTCCACACCTCACCTTCCTTCCTCTGCTGAATCGTCTTAGGTTCTTTCCCGACTTGAATTTTTTTCTCGCCTGCGATCATTGACTGTATTTTTTTTATATTTTTATTCATACCGAATCCTCTTTTATATAAATATTAACCTATTATGTAAATCAACCGAATTTAGATAATCCAGTGATCTGATTTACTGGTGCGAACGCTCCGGTGAATTTATAAGTATTACCTTTATACTTAAACACTATACCCTCGCTCGGCACTATAGCGCTGAAACCACCGATTGCATTAATTTTGTCTAACTGTGGTTTTATTTTTTTCAATTTATTGACATTACCACCTGACTGTATGTCTGAAATAGCCTTTGATAATTCCTTTCTAACGGCTTGAACTGACTTATCTGGATTTGCTGCCATGAATCCTTTGACGTTTTTCAATATCTCAGCCCCTACTTCGAGAAATATTTTTTCGAACGGCATCATGTTATCCTTAACCCATTTACTATGATCGTTTTTATCAAACGACAATACCCAATCGATAAACTTATCGTTCTTTATATCTTTTTTTATTTGTGCGATTTTATACGATTTATCGAAAAATGCCCACCTTTTTGTAAGTCCAACTAAAACTTTATTTGAAATTTTATATTTCATTTGTTTTGATGCATTATAAATAAATTCTTCCCAAAATTTTTGATGATATAGAGCTAATGTATCGTTATCTTTTAACCCGAATTGTTTTTGTAATTTTGTTAATCGAGTGATGAATTGTTTTTTCTTTTTACCAAAATCTTGATGTTTTGGAATTGTCAGGAATACTGGTTTGGATATCGTATAGTGTTTCTGTACGTGTTGGTTCGTCTGCTGAATCATTCCTTGTAAGATTCTTCCGCTGCCCGGTACTTGCCCGATCGCATTGCCGGAATCGTCATATTCTAACGCACCATGGAATACAATTTCAGCTTTATCGTAATTGATCACATTAGCTGATTTTGGCCACATGACTTCTAAATTCATAAAGGCTTTCCCGTTCATAAAAATCTTATCTTTCTGCTTCTGTGATAGTGAACCGATTGCCTTTCCTAAATCATTCATTGCAAAATTAAATGCATTCGCGATATCACCCCTTCCGGCAAATTTTAATTTAATACCCTTTGCACTGAGAGCAGTCTGACCAGCGTTTTTCAGATGTCCCTTATTCCGTGCAGCAATGAGTTTTCCATCTTTCCAACTGATCATGAGATTCTGACCATCGAGCTTTTCCGTCACATTATCTTCTCTATTGAGTTGACCTCCCAATCCCATTGTGATTATTTCTTTCAAATCTTTAAAAGTCAAATTCTTATCATCAAACGGATGTGCCATATGACCATATGCTCCACCTTCTAACAACAGCAACTGTTTATCCCACCAGCGTTTTGTTAAAACCTGTTCGCCCATCGTCATTTTGTTATCATACGCATCAGTTTCCATCTTCGTTATATCCGCTATAAAGGGTGATCTCCTCAATGCTTTGAAAGCAAGATTTTCTACTGAGAATTCACCTCCCCGTGCCAATCCGGAACTTCTCATTCTTTTAAGTTTCTCTTTTATCTTACCGACTGCGGCTATGACTTTATCGTATTGTTTATTTCTCATATATTTTTCAAGAAATGCAGTATATGATAAGTAGCCTTCAGCTTTTGTCCGTATATCGTCTAAATCGATTTGTAATTCTTTCTTTTTCGGTTCAACTATCCACTTATCGTTTAGAATGGAATACAGTCCAGACGCGACATGACTCTCTCCTACATTTTCAACATAAACTTCAACTGGAAATCCAAATACCGTTATATCGTGTTTTTCGTTCCACACGTTCTTTTTCGATAAAACATAATTATTTA